GCAGTGGTCGGAAGCGCAATCTCTGGTACGCGACGCCGATATCCTCTGCCAAGCATTGGACACCGGAGCGGAATGCTTACGGTCACTGGGAACTACGAACCAGGCAATATTAGATTCGCAACGCGAAGCGAGAACGCAGCGAATAGGAGACGAGTGGGAGACCTTGAAAAAGAGATCGCGCGTCTACGATCTATTATCAGCGGGACCGCGACATAGGTTTACTATTAAGACCGATGACGGTGCGTTGATTGTCTCTAACTGCATTCTCGGGCTCGGCTACGGCATGGGCTGGAAGAAGTTCCAGCACAAGATGGCGACCGAGGGTGTGATCTTCACCGACCAGGAAGCTCGACGCATTGTGGCGCTGTACCGTTCAAAGTACCCAGGTATTCCTGCCTTGTGGAAAGCCCTAGACCAACTGGCCGGCAAGTTCCTGATCGACCCCACTGGCTTGTACGTCTGGAAGGGGATCACGTTCGCCCACGAGCGGATCATCCTACCGAACGGGATGCCGATCCAATACCCGGACATCGCGTCAGGCCCGAAGGGGTTATATTTCCGGAGCAGGAAGTACCGGGCGCTGGATGCCGACGGCGAAGACGCCAAGCTCTCGTGGGAGGATGGTGCCAAGATCTGGGGCGGACACTTCCTGGAGAACATCGCGCAGGGCCTAGCCCGCATAGTCGCAGTGCGGGACGAGCTAACCCTTACGGACATGGGCTTGCCACCAGCATTGCAGGTGCACGACGAGCTTGTGTTTCATGTCCCTGAACAGTGCTTAGAAATATGTGAGGGGGCTATTGTAAAAGTTATGTCGCGCAGCTTAGACTGCCTGCCTGACCTGCCCATTGGGGTCGAGGTCGGACACGGAGACAGTTACGGCAATGCGAAATGAACTTTGACGTTCCCGAGATGGACTGCTTCGGCCACATCTGGATGGCGGTCCTCGTACAGGCGCTGGAGGATGCCACCATCCCCGTCCCGCCGGCACAGATCCACTCCCACTCGGACGTTTGCCCGCGTGGCTGCAAGCGGCTCCTGCTGACCGACAACCACTATCATCAGCGGACGGCGCTCGCGTGGTTCAGGAGCGAGACGAAAGTGATAGGATCGTTCCAGTGGGTCTGCTCGATACTCAACCTGGACCCGGAGGCCGTCATTGAAAAAGTCAGACAACGTCGAGGCACTGCCGGAATACGTAAACACCGCCGACAGGCTCTCACGTGAAGCGCGACTCAAAGGAATGCTTGGACACTTCGACCCGCGCGACGGCTGCGGCGACGACGGCGTACCTGAAGTTCACGTCACAGTTGATCATGGCTGCCCGTGCGAACATGACCCTCACCAGACTTGTTGGTGCGATCCGTACCTCGAATTCAAAACCCCGTTCGTGGCCGTGTGGCGCCACCGGAGAATGCAGTGAAGAATGAGATCGTGGACATGGACCTGGTGCGCAAGGAAGCCAAGGCCAAGTCCAACCTGGACATCGATGCGGTCAGTCTTCTGAAGATCTTGATACGAGATATCGAGCGCGGCGAAATCAAAGTCGACAGCTTGCTGATCCTCGCTACCGAGAACAAGGACAACCTTCAATGGCGCACGAGCATGTACCGCTCTAACTTGACAAGAGAACGAGAGTGCGCGCTGCTGAGCATAGCGTTGTACAAGCACATGGATGACTGGAGAGCGTAGTGAAGCAAACAGCTTGGAGTTATTCGCGCCTGATCAATTACGAGCAGTGCCCCCGCAAGTTCTGGCACGAGAGCGTTGGCAAGACGATCCCGTTCGAGAAGTCCGACCAGATGGCTTACGGCGACGAGGTCCACAAGGCCATCGAACTGTTTATGAAGAAGCGGCAGAAGCTGCCGTTGAACCTGTTGCACTGGACGCCGACGTTCCAGAAGATCTACGACGCCCCCGGTGAAAAGTCCGTCGAGCAGCAGATATGCCTCAACGACCAGTGGACGCCCGTCGAGTGGTACGCCAAGGACGCGTGGCTCCGGGTGAAGTCAGACCTCACCCAGATCAACGGCCCGCAGGCTGTCATCTGGGACTGGAAGACCGGCAAGCAAAAGGACGACGACCAGCAGCTTAGGTTAAATGCGGCGGTCACGTTCCACCTGGACCCGAGCATCGAAGAGATCACCATGAGCTATCTCTGGATGTCGACCAAGAAAGCTACTATCGCCAAGATCTCCAGGGCAGAGACAGCGGACGTGTGGGCTGATTTCCTGCCAAGAGTCGCGCGGTATCATCAGGCGCACGTCGATCAAAATTTCCCGCCGAAGCCCTGTTTTCTGTGCAAGGGCTGGTGTAAAGTGAAGACCTGCCAGTATTGGGAGCCGAAGCGATGAACAACGCATACGTCACGGTGCTGGCCCGCGCAGTCGACATCGTCTGCTGCACGATCATCTGGCGCAACTACGACGTGACGATCTCGTCGATGTGCGGGCTGGAACTCCGCAAGCCCAACCCCGCGTGGTGGGCGAAGATCCTCGGCGGGATGTTGAACAAGATCCAAGCCAATCACTGCGAGCTTGCGATCCAGGCGGATCTACTACGCGCGACCAGCACTATCGGGATGCTATTGGGAGAAGCTCAGTGACAACCATCGCCTATCGGAACGGGGTGATCGCGGCTGACAGTCGCACCACCCTTGAGACTGAAGGCGGCGGCGCCCGCATGTTTCTCTGTGAGAAGTTGTTCCGCAAGATCGTCACGCTGAACGGCGTAGAGCAGGAAGTGATCATCGCCACTGCCGGGGAGTCAAGCCCCGGCATGGTGTTCGTTGATTGGTACGGCAGCGGCAAAGATGCACCTGTCGATACCTTCTTGACTGGAGAGGCCGACTTCACCTGTCTGGTACTCCAACGCGATGGGCTCTGGGAGTTCGATGCCTACTGTCGTGGCATCAAGATCCTGGACGAGTTTTATTCGGTGGGGTCAGGCGCGAAGGCCGCGCTGGCTGCTATGCATATGGGCGCCTCGGCCGCGAAGGCCGTCGAGATCGCGTGCCGTATCGATCATTACTCGGGGCCTCCCGTCACCACCATGAGACTCAGCAATGGAAAACCCAAAGTACGATTGCCCAAAGTGCGGAAAGAACCTGACGCGCGGCCAGAAAGCCCAGTCGGGGAAGCAACGCTGGGAGTGTAGGTCGGGCTCCGCGCCACGGGCGTACTGCTACTCGACGACCAACCCCAGCGCGCCCGCGACGGATCGCAGCGGCAACAAGTCCAAGCGCCCCGCCGTGTTCAAGCGGCCGCTCCGCGAAGGCACGCAGACGTACATCATCACTGCTGCGCAGAACGCGACGCCGGTCCACAAGGACTTATGGGGGTGTTTGATCACAGCCCGCAAGGCCCTTCAAGCGGAGTTGTTGGTAATACCGATCAGGTACAAGAACCCAACGTCGCGATGGACGCTGTCGCAGAAGAACGCAGAGGAGTGGGCCGTCGAGGTCCAGCCGTATCTGTGGAACGTGCGGGCGCCGCTGAACAAGAACTTGGTGCTGCTCGGCGACGTGAAGACGCAGCCGACTGCCAGCGACCCGCTATCAGGGTTTGAGAGTATCTCCGGCGCGGAGTCATGCATCGTTGCGCACACCAAGCTCCAACTGCGATCAGTCGCCACACCCTCCGGGAAGATGGCGAAGATCATCACGACCACGGGGGCGTGCACGCTTCAGAACTACACCGACAGTAAGGCCGGAAAAAAGGGAGAGTTTCACCATGCGCTCGCGGCGATCATCGTCGAGATTGACGGTCCCATATTCCATATCAGGCATGTCAACTTCGACAAGAAGACCCGTTCGTTCACGGACCTTGAGACGCGCTACACATCTACTGGCGTCCGTCGTGCTCCCCGCCCTCTCGCTCTGGTTATGGGCGATACGCATGTTGACTTCATAGATCCGAAGGTCGAGGCGGCGACCGACGAGATCTGCGCGATGCTGGAGCCCGAGCACAAGATCTGGCACGACGTGCTGGACGGATACTCGGCGAACCCGCATCACTTCGGCAACGCGTTCAACGCTATCGCCAAGCGGCAGACCGGGCGAGACGACGTGAAGGCCGAGACGTTCAGGGCCATTGACTACATTCGCGACCACACTCCTGACAACTGTCGGTCAGTAGTGGTCGCTTCGAATCACGACGACTTCTTGCGGCGCTGGGTGGTGAACACGGATTGGCGGGCGGACCCCACCAATGCTAGCTTCTACCTGGCCACGGCGTTCGCCATGGTGAACGGCACGAAGATGGGCAACGGTGGCACGGAGTACCCCAGCCCATTCCCTTATTGGTTCAACAGTCGGCTGTCGCTCGCGGCAGATCCGAAAAGGTTCAGGTGTTTAGGTGGAAACGAATCCTTTGTTTTGGGCGGCGTTGAGCTTGGTCTTCATGGGGATCGCGGGCCTAACGGCTCTCGTGGCTCAGCTAAGAACCTACGCCGCATCGGAGTTCGGTCGATCATCGGACACAGTCACAGTCCGGCTATCGAAGAAGGATGCTACCAAGTTGGGACTAGCACCCGGCTACGCCTTGAGTATAACGGTGGCCCGAGTTCGTGGCTGAACGCGCACTGTCTGCTCCACGCGGACGGCAAGCGCCAACTGATCATTATCGTCAACGGACAGTGGAGGCTTAAGTGAGTCAGACCAGACTGGGCTCAGCGTTGGAGACTGCTGCCAACATCGTAATAGGGTTCTCGATCAACTGGTGCGCCAACATGCTGATCCTCCCGCTGTTCGGGTTTAAGATCCACGCGGGCGCGGCGTTCAACATGGGGCTGATCTTCACAGTGATCGCCATCGTGCGCGGCTATTACCTGCGGCGCATGTTCAACAAGATCCGGAGGCTGCACGCATGAGCCTGCCCACCGACGACAAAGCCCGCAAGGCCCTCCCGATCCTCACGTACCTCACCGAGTATTTTCCTGACGCGACGCTCGCCGAAGTGGCTGTGTCCGTCGCGGGGAATGAGCAGCACAACCCCGGCCAGCCGCTGCACTGGGCCAGAGAGAAGTCGAAGGACCAATTGAACACTGCGTTCCGGCATATGTGGGATCACAAGATGGGAACGCACAAAGACATCGACGGGCAGTACCATCTTGCCAAGGCCATCTGGAGATTGAAGGCCGAGTTGCAACTGCTGATCGAGGCGGACCGAAAGCGCGAGTCGGTGCGGGCGGCCATCGCCGATCAGCGGCCGGAGTGGGTTCATACGAACGATTGCGGCGGCGGTATATACAAGTGGACGGGCATCGACCAGCGGCCCGAGTGGGCTCATGCGGATGATTGCCCGACGTGGCAGAGCGGGCCTTGCAACTGCCGCAACCAAAAATGGACGGACATCGAATGACTCCCGAGGGCCGCGTCAAGGCAGCGGTCGATGCGCTGCTCAAACATTGGAAGTCCTACAAGCACAAGCCTGTGGGCAATGGAATGGGGGAGCCAGCCCTCGACTATCACGTGGGCCATCAAGGGTTCTATGCAGCCATAGAGACCAAAGCCAACGGTGGCGAGCCGACGGTGCGACAAACCCGCACGATGCACAACGTGGTTGACGCTGGCAACTCCCTCTTCCTGATAGAAAGCACGACGGGGCTGGACATCCAAGAACTTGCGAACTGGCTCAAGTATCCGGTGCGCAGTTATGTGTCATGCTCCGCGCAGAAATGGTTGAACGATCACCCAAGGAAAGTAAATGAACCATGCAATGTTGGATCTCGAAACTCTTAGCACCCGAAACGACGCCTGTATACTGAGCATCGGCGTTGCGATCTTCAACGACACCGAAGTGATTGACAGCGAAGGCTGGGCGATCCATTCCAAGTTCTGGCACGGCCATGTGGACATGGACACCCTCGCCTGGTGGCTGCATCCGGACCGCGACGCAGCCCGCGACTTCAGCTTCCAGGGGAAGCTCGAAGACTTCACAGTCGCGTTCCAACTCAAGACTTTCCTGGCCCGGCACAACGTCGTCGAGTATTGGGCCAACAGCCCGCAGTTCGACATCGTGATCCTCCAGTCTTGGTGGAAGCGACTCAAGGATGTTGGCGAGTTCCCGATCCATTACAGGATGCCGCGCGACATGCGTACGCTGGTCGCCGAGGCCGAGCGGCTGGGCCATGACCCGAAGTCCTTTGCTGGCACGTACGTGGCACACAACCCGGTCGACGATGCAGTGAGCCAAGCCCGCGTAGTCATCGCAGCCCGTAAGCTGATCGGGTCTGCGTCGCCGGCGAACGGCGGCCACGCATGAGGCACGTCGTTTATACCAAGGACGCGAAGCATCCCCGCGCAGTGATCACGGTCGAGTGTGATATCGACCTGCTCGTTGCGTGTATCAAGGACAACGAGATCTCGCCCGACGAGATTGTGTCCATGGTGAGGACGGCGATGGAGAAGATCAACGCCGCCGTTTTGAAGGGTCAAGCCAAAGCGAAAGCGGAGGCCGAAGAAGAATGACTCCTACACGGCGGGCGTGGGTCGAAAAAGTAAAGCTGGCTCTCGCTTATTTGGAGAGAGACCAATGCTAGGCGTATATCCGGAGACAAAGCAGATCGTCCTCCCATACCGGGCTGACGTGGAAGCAATCTTGCAACCCCCTACTGCGCAAAGGTTCGAGGCTGACGGTGCGTGGTGGCTAGCTGTCCCGCACGAAGTGCAGACGGTGCGGCTGCTACGTAACCTCGGGCTGAACGCGCCGTCTCCGGCGCTTTCCTACTACGACTTCGGCGGCGGTAAGCCATTTGATTCGCAGCGGGCTACTATGGACATGTGTACTGTGTCCAAGCGGGCGTACGTACTCTCTGAAATGGGGGTCGGAAAAACGCGAGCGGTTTTGTGGGCCTATGATTATCTCCGGTCGATAGGACTGGTCCACAAGCTGCTCGTGGTCGCGCCGTTGTCTACTCTCACCACGGTGTGGGAGAACGAGATCTTTGAAAACTTTCCACACTTAAGGGCGGTCGTATTGTATGGCGATAGAAAGCGACGCGTTAAGCTCCTTGCGGGCGACGCTGACATCTATATTATCAACCACGACGGAGTTGAAGTCGTTCACGCAGAATTATTTGCGAGACCTGACATCGATACAGTCATCGTTGACGAACTTGCTTCGTACCGGAACAGCCGAGCTAAGCGCTGGAAGAACCTGGAGCCAATCGTTAAGCGTAGCAGCTATGCATGGGGACTCACGGGATCACCAACGCCGAATGAGCCAACTGATGCCTATGGCCAAGCACGCCTCATCACTCCTGGAAATGTTGGGTTCTCTTTCAGGGCCTTCAAAGACCAAACCATGCGTCAGATCGGGACGTTCAAATGGGTTGAGCGAGGAGAAGCTGCAAGCATTGTTCACGGAGTCCTTCAACCGGCGGTTAGGTTTACACGGGAGCAGTGCTTCGACCTGCCCCCCACTACCTACAGCACCCGCGCCGTCACCCTCGATCCAGCCGCTGCCAAGCTCTACAAAGAAATGTTCGACGAGCTTGCCATCGAAGTCCGCAACCACCAGATCACGGCGGCTAACGAGGGCGTCAAGCACAGCAAGCTCCTCCAGATCTCGGCAGGGTTCGCGTACGACGAAGCGGGCCAAGGGCACTACATCGGCGGCGTCGACAGGTTCAGGCAGATCTTCGAGATCATCGAGCAGTCGACCGGCAAAGTAATCGTGTTCGCGTCGTTCAGGTACATGGTGGAGATGATCGCTGGAGTTCTGGGGAAGCGATATGAAGTGGGCATGATCCACGGAGAGGTCCCTAAGTCAGTAAGGGATGCGATCTTCCAGGGCTTTCAGAAGGGTTCCTCGCCGAGAGTTATCGTGGCCCATCCGCAGACCATGGCCCACGGCTTGACGCTCACAGCGGGGTCCACCATTATCTGGGCGACGCCGACCACGAGCCACGAGATATGGGAGCAGGCGAACGCCCGCATCACGCGCAGCGGCCAGACACAGAACACTCACATCATTAACTTAACCGCAACGAAAGCGGAGACCAACATGTACAGTCGGCTCCGCAAAAAGGGATCGTCGCAAGGGGCGCTCCTGGAACTGTTTGAAGATGAATAGCGCCGAGCCGAGCGGCCCCGGTCAGCCGGGATGCCTCGGACGGGATTGGCCGGTTCGTGCCCGTAAGCAAAAACACCGGCAGCGGGGGCAGCGTTCACGCCCTTCGGGGCAACCTCCTTGCGTTGTGACCCCGCACTTTTACATCTACACAGGAGTCTCATATGAACGTCGACGATGTTATTCGAGCGTACCGCACGCTCCGCGAGCAAAAGGAAAAGCTCGCGAAACAACATGCCGAGGAGTTGGCACCACTCAACGATCAGATGAACAAATGTTTGTTGTGGATCCAGCAGCAATTGCAGAATCAGGGCTTGACAAATTTTAAAGGACAGTCCGGAATAGCGTTCCTGCAAACGGATACCAGTGTATCTGTGAAGGACTGGGACGCGACGCTCGCATGGATCAAAGAGAACGACGCATGGATGTTTCTGGAGAAGCGAGTGAGCAAGTCGGTCGTTCAGGAGTTCATCGAGTCCACACAGCAAGTACCCCCTGGCGTGCATGTCTCGCAAGAGACCAGCGCCCATATCCGTAAATCATAGTTCCCATCAACAGAGGCAGTCATGTCCAATCAAGTTACTTTGTTTCAGCAAGAGAACGGTGCAGGCCCTTCGAGCCGTGCCCTCGCCCTCGCAGCCCGTGGCGTCGGCGACGAACTGGGTGGCGGCATCCGGTCGTCCTACGCGATCCTGTCCATCAAGAGCGGTCGGTGGCGGGTGAAGTACAAGGGCCAAGAGACTCCGATCACACGGCTCAATCAGGAGACCGGACAGAACGAGCCGGTGCCGTCGCTTGAGATGGTGATCATCAAGGCCAACCCGTTCCTCAACAAGCAGTTCTACGCGGGCAAGTATGCCGAGGGTTCGAACTCGAAGCCCGACTGCTACAGCTTGGATGGCAAGGTGCCGTCGCAGGAGATCGAGAAGCCGTTCGCCACGCAGTGCGCGCTCTGCCCGAAGAACCAGTGGGGCTCTCTCATTGGCGAGAACGGTGTCAAGCAGAAGGCGTGCCGCGATACCAAGAAGCTGGCAGTGGTCCCGCTCGGCGACATCCTCAACGGCTCCATGGGCGGCGCGATGCTGTTCCGTGTGCCACCGTCGTCGCTCAAATCGCTGAGCACGATGGCCGACGCCCTCAAGGCGCGCGGCTATCCGTACAACACCGTGGCAGTACGGTTCAGCTTCGAGATGGATGCGAGCCATCCGAAGCCGGTGTTCCAGGGGATTCGTCCGCTGAACGACACCGAACTTGAAGCGGTCGAGCAGATGTTCGAATCGGACTCTGTCGCGGCGGTCCTCGCCGACAACGACGTGGTGGCCGAGGCCGCTCACGCTCCGGTCGCCGGAGCCCCTGGCAGCTTCGAGCAGGAGCCGGTGGTGTCCGTGCCCGTGCAGGCGCCTGTGGCGGCCCCCGTGGCCGCTCCGGTCGCACCGCCCCCGGTGCAGATGGCACCCCCGCCCCCGCCGCCCCCGCCCGCCCCTGCGCCCGTGCAGGAAGGCCCTACGGTCTTCGCAGCAACGCCTGTCGCACCGCCCCCTCCGGGGATGCACGGCGCCGTGGTGCAGCCGTTCAACCCGAACGGTCAGCCGCCTCCGAACCCGTTCGCGGCAGCGGCCGCTGCGCCCCCGGCAGCGCCGAAGCCCCGCAAGGCCAAGCCTGTGGTCGAGACGCCCGCTCCGGTCGTCGTAGAGCCCACTCCGCCGGCCAACGGTGGTCAACTCGATAACGACATAGGGAACATCCTGGCCGGTCTCAGCGCCTTTGCCGGCGGCAAGTAAGGTCTGTGGCGTCGTTCTTCGACAGGGTCCTGCCGACCACTGGCCCCTTCACGCTCTTAACGGGCGCGACGGGGCCAGACGGCAAGCTCGTAGAGTCGCGACATTGGAACGGGCTGAAGACTCACGCCGACATCGAGCGTGAGGTTCAGCGCCTGTCCATGCTCCCGCTCAACGTGTTTTTTGCAACGGGGTCGTATGCCGGGGCGAACCGGCGCGACCCTATCGCTAAGCGTGCCTTCCACCTGGACCTGGACGGCAAGGATTTCGGTGGTACCGAAAACGCTGTGCGTGAGTTGCAGGTGTTTGTGAAGGCAACGGGGCTGCCCCCGCCGAGCATCTATGTGAACTCCGGGCGCGGGGTCCACGTGTATTGGTGCCTTGAGTTCGACATCCCAGTGGCTGAATGGAAGGTCATTGCCTTGGCCCTCAAGGCCAAGTGCGAGGAACTGGGATTCAAAGCAGACGCGAGCGCCACCGCCGACGCGGCCCGCGTACTCCGCGCGCCGGGGTCTCTCAATCGCAAGGGCGAGATGCCCATCCCCTGCGTGGTGCTGGCCGACAACGGCACCGAGTACCTGCCCGAGGAGATCGCCGACCAGCTTCAGGTGGCGGCCAAGCTGTCAAGCGCGGCGGTCCGGTTACGCGCCCTAGCATCTAATGACGATCTTGTCAGCAGGAAGGACCATGAGGCGAAGTCCGCCGACGACGTGCGCGGCATGCTTGCGTACATAAATCTTCCGCAGTTCGGCAGCCGGGATCTATGGATCACCGTGCTGTGCGCCGTCCAGGACTGGAGCGATAAATCCTCCGAGGGTTTCGACCTGTTCCACGAATGGAGCGCAAGCCAGCCGGGGTATGTTTCCGAGGAAGACTGCTACGTCACCTGGCAGAGCTTCGAGCCCGGCGGCGGCATCGGCATCGGCACCCTTATCAAGCTGGCACGCGACAACGGATGGGGCGAGCCCGCTCCCGTGCCAGTCGTGGCCCCCTCGGCTGATGCCCCCTTAAGCGAGCAGATGGCGGCGGCCCTGCTGGAGTCAGTGCCGGCCGTCGACCCCGAGCCCGCCGCGTCGACGCCGTCTGTGGTCACGCAAATGCGGATCAGCCCGTTACTCGTGGCGTGCTCGCACGCAGTTCAAGCCACCGGCAAGGCGCGGCTCGATCAGAGCGATGCCGTGCACTGGCTGAGCAACGAGTTCGTTATGATCCTCGATCAGGAGGGGCTGTACTTTTCAGTGACTGAGCGTCAACCAATGTCTAAGACTTCGATTGACGACCTTCTCACGAGGTTCATGCCCCTCAATTCGAATGGCGTACCGATCACGCCGACGACGCTGATGCGCCGGTACGGTGTGAAGAACATCGTCAACAGCCAAGGGTTTTATCCTGGGCAGCCGCGCATCTACACCGAGGACGGCAAGAGCTACGTGAACCTGTACAGCGACCCGGCTGACATGATAGTACCGACAGCCAACGAGGCGGCGCTGTTCGCGGACCTGTGGGATTATTTATTCCCGCGCGAGACCGACAAAGAGTTCGGCGCATACCTGCTCCAGTTCTACGCCCACGTCGTGCAGAAGCCGCACATCAAGATCACGTCCGCGCCGCTGATGATCTCGAAAGAGTTCGGCACCGGCAAGACCACGGCGATGTACGATATTCCCAAGGCCCTGGTAGGTAACGACAACGCCAGGTTGGTTTCCAATAAAGTGCTGCGAAGCTCGTTCAGCGACTACGTGAGCGGCGCACAGTTCCTACACTTCGACGAGGTACACATCAATGGCAAATGGGATTCCGACGACACTGCGAATTCGCTTAAAAATCTGGTTACAGGCACGAACGTGGAGATCCATCCGAAGGGACTTAAACCGTACAATATCCCGAATCGAATCTTCATTACCGCAACCTCCAACTACGAGGATGCGATTACTCTCCCTTCGAACGACGAGCGACGGTGGGGGATCTATTACCTGGAGCCCACTCGTGGATACACGCCCGCGCAGCGAGCAGCCTACTTCGGAGTCGTCCATCGATTCCTCAGTTCTGCCCGTGGACCAGGTGCCCTACGGTACATCCTCTCCCAGATAGACATCAGCAACTTCAACCCGAAGTCGCCGCCGCCGATAACGGGTTCGAAGATCACCATGGTGGTCAACTCGCAAGCGGCAGAAGTCCAGTTGATAATCGACGCGTCCAAGAGCTTCGATGGCCCGTTCTGCCACGAAGTATTTTTGTGCGAGGAAGTAACGCAGTGGCTCAAGGCCGAGACCGGCAAGACCCACTCCGGCCTACAGACCAGGGCGTTCATTAAACGGGCGTTGCCTGATGCCAAGGTCGTGAGAGAGATCCGGAAGGGCAATGGTAAGCAGCGCATCTGGGCGCATGTCAATCAAGCGAAGTGGGAACAGGCAACCGCAGTAGAACTCCGCGACGAACTTAAAAGTTAGTCGCGGAGTTTATGTCGGGGTCCTTCACTGGGCCACCCGATGCTTGCTGTTGCTTATATCGCATCAGCCCCTGGATGTCCTGTGATTTGATCGCCTCAGCCGGATGCATCTTGTTGAACGCCTCGATGCGGCTCTGATCCTGCTTCGGGTCCGCGATGAACGCTTTGAGCACTGACTCCTTCGTCGTCTTGATCTTGCTGCTGATGTTGATTGCAGCCCCCGCCTTCTCCTGCGCAGTGGCCACTGATGCAGGCTTCAAACCAAACGTCTGGTACGCCGCGTCCATATAAGACGGCGCAGTCATGGTATTCCCCATCGAGTTCTGCTTCCCAGTGGTTGCCAACTGATACCCCTTCACCGCGTCCTGGTACGCCTTGATCGGCACCAGATCGCTCGCCGCACCCGCCAAATTACCCGCCTGATAATTCTGCGAGAAACTCTTGATGCGATCCCCCACAAAGCTGACCATTGGTCCGCCCTGGTCATATATGAAGTCCTTCCACCCACTCCCGTCAGCAGCCAAAAGATCCGGCGGATTGTGGAAGAACAAATCCCCCAACCCCATGCGACTAGACAAATCAAACCCAGCCATACGAGGCAGCCCACCAGCAGCCACGTTCCCAGCACCCTTGCCAAGATGGTCAACGAGCCAGAGATGAATCGCGTTCTGCAAGTCATACGTCTCGCCCTCCTGGTCGAAGATCTTATGGTAGGCGTACACCGCCAGCTTCAAAGGCTCCAGCGCCGCGCCCGCGAAGACACCGGCCAACAAAGAGTTCGCGAGCATCATCCCTGCCACGGTCTTTGCAGCTTCCATTTTGTTCGGGCCCTTGAACGAGGCGACCAAATTCCCGTACAACAGATGCGCCATCGACTGGGTGTATGTCTTGAACATCGTGATCGACGACCCGCCAGGGATTCGGCTAAGCGCCTTGAACGCGAGCGGCTTCGCGGCCGCCGAGTAATCCGCGTGGATGATGTCCACCATCTCGGCGGTCTTCCTGATGTCGCCGCCTGTGAGTTCCAGTCCGGCCAGGGCCGTGCTCACGCGGTTGAAACTGTCCGCCATGTTCGGCAGCAGCCGCGCCCAATCGAACGCGCGGTCTATACCTGTGCCGATCTTGCTGCTGCTGTTGCTGCGGGCTGCGGTCGCGAGTTCGTTCGAGTAGCTGTGGCTGATCACGCCACGGTCGATCAACTGCTGGAGATGCCCTGCCCACTTCCCCATGTCCTTGTCTTTTGCGACGTAGTCCAGGATCGCCTTGTGAACGGCGTCCGCGTCGCCCCCGCCTGAGAACACCTGCTTCATGGTTTCGTTGAACGCAGGTCCAAACACCTTCATGCCTTTCGCGAATGCCGCCGTGCTCTTGCCGTAGCCATACCGCGCGCCAGCCCACGGGATCCCCGTGTTGAAGTTCTGGGTCATCCAGATGAACGCGTGCGCCGGGCTCGCGAGATACGTTGCGAACCCGAGCTTCGCGAGGGTCGAGTTGACCGCCCCCTTACGCCCGAAGTTCTTGACCTCGTCTGCCATGTGCGCGTTGAGCGCGCTCACCGCTTCGCCGCGCCGGTACTGGGTCAACTGCGATACGCCGCTCTGCGCGTCGCGCGCCATGCCACGAACCTTGGCCAAGGCACTCGCCTGGTCAAACACGGTACGCATCTGCGCCGTGTGCCAGATCACCGACTGGGCGTGGTCCGCGAAGTTCCGCTGCATGTCCTCGGCTTTCACACCGGCCACGTTCTTGCGCGCAAGGCGCGAACCAGCATATGCGCTGCGAGCCGCTGTCATCTGCAAGAACGCGGATCGGAGTGAATCGCTGAGCGCCTGCGTACCCTTGTCGGAGCCGCCCATCTTGTTGATCTTGCGCTCCGCCTCGGCGACCAGTTCGCGGGCTGCGGGTGAGATCGGCGCCTGCTCGCTCATGGTCTTGACGGTCACGTTGCCGGGGTTCAGCCCGAGCTTGGCGATATCGGCGGCCGCGCGCTCTGCCTCGGCCCGGCTCTCGTGGAAGCTCGTGTAGAACGCTTTGTAGTCCACCACGTGCTTGCCACCACGGAACGCGTAGGTGCCCTTAGAATCGGGGCTGAGGCGCGACAGCATGTCCGCGAAGCCCCGCGCCTGCTTCTCGTTGGCGAACTCCTTGGTGCCCTCGGGATCCGCGTGCACGACGTAGTCGCCGTGGCGACCCAAGTGGACGTAGGGTCCTTCCATCTCGTCGGTACCACCGAACGACTTGAGCGCTTCTTTCAGCGCCCCGTTGCGGTCGCCAACATCGACCAGCTTGCCCGGCCCGATCATGTCTTCGTATGCCTTGGCCGTCTTCGCGCCGTACAGCAGTGATCTCTGCGCGTCGTTGATGTCTGTGTCCGAGAACGTGTGGAGAGCGGTGTCGACCGCCGCGCGGCGCTCGGCCTTCGCGATCTTACGGCTTGACTCGATCACGTCGCCGAACACCTTCTTGGCGGCGTCGCTCAGCTTCGCGTAGCGAGCTTGGAACTCGGTGTGCCGGGCGTCAAACCCGTCGCGGGCTTGGACCGACAGGATCTGCGAGGAAGCGTCCTTGCGCGGGTCGATCTTCCACATGGTGCTGTCACGCAGCAGCGCGGACATGCGCAGGTTGTTGTCACTGTCCAGCGCGCGCCACGCCTTCGCGACGGGCTTCACGATGTCGCCCATGGTGTGCATGATCTTGGTCTTGGCGCCGTCCACATCTTGAAGGCGGGTCAGCGGGTTTGCCGGGTCGTCCTCGCGGCCGAAGTCGGCGCGGTGATCGCGATAGATCTGCGGCACCGTGCTGAGCTTCGTCAGGACTGTGCGGTACAGGTCCACGGCCTTGGACACGGTAGCGTGCTGGAACATCCGCGCGACCATGGTCGACTCGTCTTCGCCGGTCACGCTGCGAAGCTCCCGCTCGACGGCGGCGCGCAGGGGCGGCGGATCTTCGCGCATGGCCATCAGCGGCTTGAGGGCCGCGCGGGATTCCAGGGGGTTGAGCCCGAACTGGTACTCCATGCGCTTCTCGAAACTCGCCGCGCGTTCAGCGGCAGAGCGGCCCAGGTCGTAGTCGGCGAGCCGTCCGCCAGGCTGCATCTCGGCATTCTGCTTCATCATCGTATGCTCGGCGAGCGATGCGATGTGCGCAAGGAGGCGGGGGTCTTCTGCCCCGAAGAACTTGCCGATAGCGTGGTAGATCTTTCCCAGCAGGGTGCGGGGGCGCGCGGCCTCTGCGGCATCGAGCCCTTCCAGCGGGGACGCCATACCTTCAGAGTCGGCCACGAGCTTTACGAACTCCGGGTTGGAAAGCTCCCCGATCATCTCGTGGACGTTGCTCGCGCCATACATCTCGCGGTGATACTCGTCGGGCTTGGCGCCTTCGCCCGGGTCGTTGAAGTAGTTCATGTGCTGGTCGACCAAGTCGTCGCCGTACTCGGCGCGCAGGCGCTTCTCCAAGATTTCGCGGGCGCGCTCAAGCGCGGTGGCCAGCTTGCCAGTCGGGTCCCTCGCGATCTCGAACGCCGTGGCGGCGTGGAGCATCTCGTGCGTCGCGGTGCGCAGCGTGGCGTCCGGAGTCGCACCCTTCACCACCTGGATCACTCGCTCGGCGGGAGAGAACAGCCCGCTCGCTTGTTTGTGTATCCCGCCGGATATCAGGTTCTTGATGGACGACACGGTGTAGATCGGCAGATCCGGCATGTGCGCGCGCATCGCCATCAGCAGGGCCTTGATACCAGGCGACCCGCCTGCGTTGTGCAGCATGACAGACAACAGCGAGTGCGCGCTGGTGTGCTCGCCAGTGTCCGCGCGGTTGTTGAACGAGTCCATGAGCCCTGAGTCTTGCAGGGACTTTCCGATGCGCGCCCACTCGGTCTTCATTCGGAGTTCGTCGGTCTTCTTGACGCCAAGGTCGTCGGACAGGGACAGCAGTTCCTTCCCGCCGCGCTTCATGCCGGACAAGCCCTCGGGCGTCGTGTCCAGGCGGGACTCTTCGTCGCCGACGGTGTCGCTCATGCGCTTCGGGCGCACGGCCTTGGGGTTCTCTTCGACGCGCTTGTCGTCCATGAGTTGGAGGATCTTGTCATGGTCCTCGGCACCCATGCCGAACTTCTCGCCGTGCTCGTGGAGCCACTGCGCGACATCGGCCCGCGCCCTGGCCGCGTCTTCCTCCTCGGAGCCGACGTATCGTTCCATGAGGCGTTGGCCCTCGCGCTGCGTCTGCACGTCGGAGGGCTTCGGCTGTTCCTTGACGACGGGCTTGCGGCCCTTGACCTGATCGGCGTACTTCGGGTTGACCGGGACTTCGACCTTCGCTGGCTCGGGGGTCTTGGCAAGATGTTCGCGGTAGTCTGCGCCCTCCTCGTCGTACTTCACCTTCACGTTGCGGCCAAGGATCTTCGAGACCTCGTTGCTGGCCGCGCGAATATCCTCTGGTGCCACGTCGCCGATCTCGTTCAGCCGGTCGTAGACCGCCTTGACCTTGGCCGATTGGTCAGAGTCGACGGTGGGCGTGGCGGCCTTCGCCTTCGCGACCTCTTCGCGGGCGCGCATCTCCTCGATCACGCGCTTGGCGGTCTTGGCCTGCTTGGCCTTGAGTTCCGCAACCTTGGGCTTTACCTGAACGTCATCGCCTTCGCGAGCGGTTCCCAGTAATGCGCGGGCTGCTTTGTGCATCTCGTTGACGAGCGCGGTGATCTTGACGTGGCCGGTCCCTTGACCCTTGTCGGTTTCAGCTTTGCCCTTGTCAGCGAGGCTGTCCGTTGCCTTAGCAGCTTTCTGCGCACGCTCGATGTCTGAGACGGAAGCCTTACCTCGGGCTGAATCCGCTGCGGCCTTGAGCACTGCTGCAAAGTCAACCGCGTTCTGCTGACGCTCCGCGAGGGGCGCGGGGAACTTCTTTCCCTCGGGGATCGCTTCCTGTGCCTCATGTGCCTCCAGTGCTGCGGGGAGCACATCAAGACCAGACTTGGGTTTCTCTGCCTTGAGCTTCTTGGCAGGTTCGCTCGGGGGAGAGGTATCCTCAGTCGCGCCCTTTTGCAGGTCGGGTGCGCGCTCGGCTGCTACCGATTGTGCAGGGGCCTCTTCTCCCTTCGCTACTTCAACGGCGGGGGGCTTCGGCGCTTCCTCTGCTGATGGCTCGGACGCCTCGGTCTCGACCTTGGTTGTAACACCGTTGGACGTGGCATCTTGCTTCGGCGATTCTTCCGTGAGTTTGCCGGTTGTCGCGGTCTCAGCGGGCGCCTCGGTCTTCGACACCTTAACCCGGTCAGCGGGAACGTCGACGGTATGATCGCTGGGTTCGCCTTCGGCGTCAAGCTGGCGCACGCGCACGAGTCCTTCGGGAGCGCCGGGTTCCACATGGACTCCGACCTGCTTCCCGTCGCCGGTCGTCATCAGGCCCATCTGCGTGGGCGTGTTCCGCTCGGTGCTGATTCCTGTTACGCGCCGCGCAACTGCTTCAGCAGGCGTCGTGACCACCGCAGTCTTACCCTGATCTTCGATGGTCTGCTTCGCGTATGGGACCTCGGCAGGTGCCACGGTCTTTTCCACGGCGACGGCACCACTGGGCGTTTGGCCTTGAACAACCACAGTATCGTCAGGAGTCTTGCCATCGCCTGCACCCGTCGCGTCGCCGATCACCTTCTGAGGATCTTCGCCGGCTGCGAGACGCTTCGAGGCTGCGTCGGCTTGGGCCTTGGTCTTGAGTATAAGAGTTCCCGTGGGAACTTCCACTGTGCGTGATTGCTTGACCGCGTTCGCCAATTGGCTCGTTACCGATACCGCGTTAGCATCTTTCGTAGATGCAAGGTGCGCCTTGGTCTCAGTTGTCACCAACACCCCAGTACGAGGAGAGTCGGAGTTCATGTCCGTCAACTGCGAACGGATATCCCTCGCGGACTCGGGGGCGGGCATGTCGGGGACTTTGACGGGGTTGCTCGAATGTCCGAAGGGCATCGTGCCCTGACCGTCAGGTGCGGCGGTCGCAGCGGGCGGTGGGGGCGGTGGGGGCGGCGGCGTCGCGCTGAGGTCTTCGCCGGGAGTGGCAAACCGCTTGCGGACCGACCCGTCAGGGCCAGCGGCGGTGGGGGCCGCCTTCACCATACCGTAATTCGGGTTCGGGATTTGCTTACCGTCGGGGCCAGTAATCGTCGGCGGCTCGTCCGGCGCGGGGGCGGCCTTCGCGGGCGCGGGCTGGCTCACATCGACCGGCGTGACCGGAGCACCGTCTACAGTCTTGCCATTCCCCGCAAAGGCGTTCCCCGATGCGACAGTATCTTTGGGGTCGGGCGCGTCGGGCTCACCGACCTTCGTTCCGTTCTGCACGTTCGCGTCGGCGGTCTTCTTGTCAGCGCCCGCTTGGCGGTGCAGCCCGAATCCGATGGCGATGCCGAGCGTCGACAATATGGAGCGCGGATCGTTCGGGTCGATCTTGTCGGCCGCCTCCTGGAACCCACGGCTCTGAAGGATCTCCTTGGCAAGCGTCTGCTGCGCGTACGAGATGGTCTCGTTGCCGAGGATCGACGAGCCGATGCGCTTCCAGATGCTCGGGTTCTTGAGGGGGATGTGCATACCAAGCACGTTCCCCGTTACTGCCACGGTCGCCATGATAGCACTCGTGACTGGGTCTTCGTGGTTCTTTTCGGAGTCTGCCATCGAGTCTGTGAACGACTGCATGGGCAGCAGCGCCGTGCCAGCGCCGCCGGTCGCGAGGGCGGGAACAACGTGTGCCACGTCCCCGAGAATCTGAGCGCCCAGGCCGGACTTCTCCGGATGGTCCGGCACCCAGTGCTCGACCGCCTGGTTCGCGAACGCTTTGATCGTATCACCGGCCGCCCTGATGTCCGGCGTATCGCCGCCACCGCCGGCTTCTCCGTCAGCGGCGGCGGCCAGTCCTTCACCTGAACTCATGATCGCGCGGGCAATCGAGGCGGCGCCCTGCATAAGGCCGTTGCCTATCTCGCTGCCGGACTGATCCCAGAACTTCGGCTTGACGACGGTGTCTTTCGGGCTGGGCGGCGCGGGCTGGGCGGTGAAGTTGGGATGAACGCCTGTGTCAATCCCGCCGCCTTGATCTGGTGCCACGGTGTCGGCAGGATTCGGCGGACCCAAAGGAGACTTGGCGGGCTTCGCGGGCGGCGGGCCGCCGGACCGCAAGGGCGGCGCGGGCGCGAACGAAGGGGTCGGAGCAGCGGCGCCCGTGGACTGCGCCTCGCTTAGAGTCTGGTTCGCCTCTGCCTTGGCGGACTGGAGATCACCAGCGGCATCGCCGACATCGATTCCATTTGGCATGAAGCTCTCACTTTAGTCGTTTGCGGAGTCCGCAGTCGCTGGGTTTTCGTCGCCGACCCCGCCACTACCCCCGCCGCCGCCTCCACCCGCTCCCGCAGATACCGGGCTGGGAGCCGATGCAGCAGTGTCATCGGCCACCGAGGGGGCAGTGTAGAAGGAACGGTAGCCGTTGCCAACCCAAACGTGCGCCACCCCAGTCTTCGGGTCGTTGTAGAAGTCCACGTGCCGCTTGCCATCAGCTTCCATGTGGGTTGGCGGCTGCTTGGCAGACTGGATGTGAGTGATGCGCGCGGCCATCTCAGCCGCCTCTTCCTTCGTCATGTCAGGGTTCGCCGCAGCGAACGACCCGCCAAGCTGCTTGACGTTCTGTCGCTGGTCCGGGGAGAGTCCTGCCAACACGCTCGGCACACGCGCCGGATTCGGAACCGCCCTGCCGGCGGCCGCCGAGAAGTTCGTCGAGCCGTCCGCGTTCTTCGTCGGCTCTACCTGCCGCTCGCCGAGGGAGGCGTTGTCGACGTAGCTCGCTACGTCGTTCTGGCGCGCACGGATGCTGGCCTGCGTGACCTTGGGCTGACCGTTGCCTGATCTGTCAACGGGCTCGCGGTTCGCGCGGCCAGCTTCCGCTTCGTTCAGGTCGCCGTGCGAGATGATCAAACGGCGTTCCACGTCCGCATTGTTGGCCTGTATATTCGCCTTCGTGAGACTCGCGACGCCGCCGGCCTCGATGCCCTTGCCGCGCGCCAGGGCGCCTTGAGCGGTGTCGTACTTCGACTGCGCCTCCGCCGACGCCAGGTATCGACCGTTTTGAGCTTGGATCATTTTCTCGGGGTCGAGCGCGCCCTGCCCGAGCGAAGTCAGGTACGGCTGATCGACCTTGACGTAGTCCGGCTGCGGTGGCTGGCCCGGCTGGAACATGCCCTTGTATGGGTTGCTGTGCATCAGGTCGCCGACCTTCAAGGTACCGGGCGGGGCCTTCGCCACGTCGTCGGCGGTCGCCGCCTTGAAGCCTATGTTCTGCCCGTCCGGCAGGTAGTAGTTCACGTTCTTGAGCGCCTGCTTCACGGCGTCCATGTTGCCGGCGTCGTAGGCGCGCGAGGCTGTTGCCACCTGCTTGAGGACTTGCCCCTGGAAGTGCGCCGTCTGCATCGCGGTCAATGACTCGTAGACCTTGGCAGGATCTTCACCGGCTGCCGCAGCCGAAGCCGCAGCGCGCGACTTCAGTTCGTTCATCTTCGCCCAATACTGCGGCGTCAGCGAGTGCGGCTTGTCCTGGTTCGCGCTGTCAGGCGCGGGCACGCCTGCCGCCACGTTTGGGTTGGCGAGCGCAGCTTTGGTCGCGTCAGCGGTCAGCGCGGTCTGAACAGGCGACGTGCTCCCTGAAGGTTGACCACTTGGTTGTGCGGCTCCGGGAGCGCCTGCGGGTGCGGGTACGGCTCCGGGAGCGCCTGCTGGGCCTCCGGGCGACGGTGCTGCTGGAGATCCAGGTGCTGGGCCTCCTGCTGGGGGAGAGGCGGCTGCGGCATTGGGGCTGGCTCCGGGGGCAGAAGGGGCAGGGATTCCGGGTGCGCCGGACGGCGGCGGGGCGCCGTTAGCACCAGCAGGAGCAGCACCAGCAGGGGGAGCAGCACCAGCAGGAATTGCTGAATCAGAATTGGGTTTATGTGCGTCATTGAGCGTGCCCTGGTGCAGGTGCTGGAAGAACCCTTCGACGGCATCTTTGGCCTTGGTCAGCGGACTGTCGTCGATATGTGCGGCCAGGTTGTTGGCAGCATCGGGGTCGTTCACGTCCGCGCTGGTAGCTAGACGCGTGGATTTACTGCTGTCGGAGACAGCCTTATTGTGCTCCCACGCCTGCTGCAAATTATGGCCGATGCCTTGGCCTGCTGCGAAACCGCTTACGAAGCCCGCAGGGCCTCCCGACATGGCGGGCTGCGGGGCATTGTTCACCGGCTGATACCCGGCAGGGACGACGCCACCAGCGTCCATGGTGAGGATCTGGCCTTCGGTCGACGCGGGGACAATCCCGCTGTTCGGGCCGGTCGGCAGGGCCGGGCCTTTGTTGAAGGCGGGGCGCACGGTCGCCTTGCCGAAGTTCTGCTTGACCACGCCGCCGTTCTGCATACCGGCAACCGCGTTCGGGCCGACCACGCCGGGGGCCTGCGATCCGCCGATGCCCTGGCCGGCGGCCATGCCGCTAAGCTGGACCGGGGACATCGCGGGCGCGGGGATGCCGGAAGCTACATCGCCGCCAGCGGTCGCACCGGGGGCGGCTTGCGGTGAAGACCCTCCGAAGATGTTCTGAAGCACGGACCACACCGGGTGGCTCGCGTCAGCGGCGCCAGTGTTCGCCGTCCCAGTCTGGGCGGCGGTGTTGGCGTCCTGCTGCTGGCCGTTCTTGAAGTCGTGGTAGCTGTCCATGGCGCCTGATACGCCCTGCGCGACGCCGGGGGCGGCGGCCGCTGCGATCTGTCCGAGGTTCAGTGCGCCCATATCAGTTCATGCTCATGTGCGGAGGGTGATTGACCGGGATCGCGCGGCGCTTGTTGGCGTCCTCGCGGGTCTTGTCGACCAGCTTATGGAGTTTCTCCGAACCTATGTGCTGCACAACATCCTGCGGAATAACGAACTCGCCAGGAGTCAGCATGGCCGGCTTGCGGTCAGTTGTTCCGGGGATGCTGCCAACAGGCAGCGCGCCCTTCGCCGTGACTTGGCCGCCCGCGTCCATCGGTTCGAACGGCATCTGGATCGGCTGGCGAGGCATCACATGGCCCTTGCGCACCGGGAGCCCCGAGTGAGCGAACGTATGGCCGGTCGGGATGCCCGCCGTCGGGGTGCCGGGGACGGAACCGCCGCCTTCCATGAACATGGCCGCCGCGCCAGCGATGCTGCCGATGCCCGACATGAGCCCGGCGCTCTGCTGCTGCTGGTCCTGGTACGCCGTCTGCTGCTCGCCGAACTGCGTATTCGCGATGTTCGCCGCCGACGAGTTCGCGTTGGTGCCTGTGTTCAGGTACGAGTTCGCCGCCGTGAGGTTGTTCACGCCGGTCTGGTTCGTCTGGTTGACCGACTGCTGACCTGCGGCCGCAGTATTCGCAGCCGTCGCAGCGCCAGCGGTCCCGGCGTTGCCCACCTGCATTCCAAGCTGGTTCGCGTTCGCGACCATCTGGTTGGCGGTGTTCGTGGTGTTGATCGCCGACTGCGTGCCAGCGGCGGCTTCCTGGCCGGCACCGGTCACGGACGCCTGCCGGTCAAGGGCTGCGCCGTGGATGGATGCAGGGTCGACGCCCTCGGACGCGAGCGCCTGCGCGCTGTTCGTGCGGGCCGCCTGATCGGCGCCAGCGGTGTTCGCGATGGCTTGGCCTTGCAGCTTCGAGATATTCGCCTGCGAGCCGTACGCCTGCGCCTGCTGCGCCTGCTGCTGCTGGAGCGGCACGAACGTCGAGCCGTACGTGTTCATGTTCTGCGTGGCTTGCGAGCCGATCTGCCCGGCCATCGAGTTCGACGTGTTGGTCACGTTCGAGAGGTTGTTCTGCGCGTTGGTGTTGTACTGCTGCGCGGTGTTCATCGTCTGGCCAGCGTCGCTGGTCGCAGTGCCGAACGTGCTGTTCGCGTTCGAGACGTTGCCGCTTAGATTTGCTGGTTTTGGAGTTGAGCCGCCGCCGGACATTTCGTTCTCTCCGCCAGATAAATCCAGCGACAATCAGCCTTGTACATCGTGGCGATCCGCAAGTGTCCTGGCACTGCCGCGATCTCAGTGAACCCTAAACGAGCCGCCATATTCAACGACCGACGGTTCTGCTCTTGGATTATGGCAAGTAACCAGGAATAGTTCCACTGGATAAACGGCACCATGAAGGCTGTCCGCAGGAGATCCCTGGTCAGAGGGGCCTCCGTGCACAGGTGAAGCTGGCAGCCGTAGGGCTGAAAGCTGTCATATCCAAATGCTGACACGATCTCCCCAGCAGCGTCGATGCGAGCTATCCCACGGAACTCCTGCTGGAGGGGGAGCCCGGATCGCGCGTGCATCCAGGCTTGGATCCGCTTGTCGTCATTTATGAGGGGCACCGGGCACCGGTTTGCAGATCTTGCGCGCGACGCAGTCCGCGTAATAGGCGCGCCAATACTTGATCTCGGCGTCCGCCTTGGCCAATAGCTCCTCGGTCGTCGGGCCTATATTAGCCCCTGACTTTTCAGATACGTCTGCCATTGATCCAGGTATGGGGGGCGGGGCGCGAGTGCGTCCGGAGTCGGGGGGGCCATCTGCGGGCACGACTGGTTGGGAACCGTGCGCTTGGGCAACAGGGCACACCCGGACAACGATAGGAGCAACAGGGACGTTGCCGTCAAGAGCGACGTGGAGCGCCGCGTTCGCCGGATCGAGAGTTTTCTGCGCATCTGCTTCCACCTGCAATTTGAGTTTCGTCTCTGCTGCCACGGCCCTGGCATCTGCTGCCTTGACCTCGTTCGCACCGATGGTTCGCTCGTGCTCCACAAAGGACACACCGAGAACCAGGAGCAATACCGCGAGACCCGCCCACAAGTATACCTCGTACGGGGCGAGCCAAGTCTTGATCAGGGTGCTCATGTCAGTGCCCTCTGGGCTGTGAGGTTCGCGCGGGCCGTCCACCCGGCACCGTCCCGAGACCACTCGGGCATCTCAGAGTATACCCGAAGTCGTTCAGCCGTAAACTTGGGCACGAAGTCCGCGACGTTGCAAGCCTTCAGCGCTGCCAGCGTGAGCGGCCCGCACTCCCCGTCATCGCGCAACCCGAGGGCTCGCTGGGCGACGCGGATTGATTCTTCGTCTCCGGCGTTGTACCCGAAATCGAAGATGCAGAGCGCGGCGCCGTAAGGGATTTCATCTCCATGGATGGGGTCCCAGTATCGCGTCTGCGCGATTGCGCGGGCCTCGTATAGGGATAGGTTGGCGATGTCCAGGTCGGGATAAGCAGCCGCTGATACGCCATACTTCGATCCTTTGAGGACCCCGGCACCGACAGCGCCACCGGTCCAATTCCCTTTGTCGTCCGGGTCCAGTGACAAGACCCCCTCCTCGCCCACCACGTAGGCGAAGGCATCATCGAATGTCACCCGCGCCGCTCCGCGTTGCGCTCGTTGCTGAGAAGTACCCGCAGGATTTCAGAGTGGTTGTCGCCCATCTTGTCGGCTATTTCCGTCTGCCTGAGTTGGATCGCTTCCAACTCGTCTGCGATCTTATTGAACCGCGCGTCGTCGCGGGCTGTGTGTTCACGAAAAACATAACTGACGATCCCACCGAGTGCGACGACGAGGCCGTGCGGCACATAGTCGGAAATGTTGATCGCCATATCACACCTGCTGAAGTTCCTTGCCAGTCTCCGCCATCGCGAAGGAATAAACCGGCACGTTCCCGATCAACTCCACCTGCCAGCCGTCGGCCTTGAAGCCCGCAGGCAGCCGATAAGTCCGCTCGTCGGTCGCGGTCCACGTAAACACCGTGTTCCATTGTTGGGTCGACGGAGTGCGTGCGAAGATTGTAACCTGAACCGCCTGCGGAACGTTACTTAATCCGTTGATACTGTACAAGGGGCTTCCGGCGATGGGGCTTTTGGTCTGCGGCACGATCAGCGCCTGCCCTGTAATCGTCACGTTGAACGTGCGTACCCCATTGATTGGCGCCAGATTTATGCAGTTCAAAGGGAACGCGATCCGCTGCGTGTTGTAGATTGTGTAGTCCGTCAACAGGTTCGCCGGGATCTGCAATGGTGCGCCGCCACTAAACTTGAGCTTGAACGCGCCGAAGTTCACCGGCTTCGGCAAGTCGAACTCTTTCGAGAGCCAGGTGTATTCGTACGGCGTCGAAGACGGCGGATCCCAAAGGCGCACTTGGCCTCCCTGCACCAGATACACGTCGCCAGAGTACACGTCGATCTGAATGCTGCTCACGTTGCTGAATCTATCCAGCGTCGTGAGTGGTGCCAAGGTCTCGGACGGAGAGAAGATGAACCCCGAGCTTGTGGTGTCGAACGCGATGTACTGTAAACCATAGGCTACAGCCTGCACTTGGGTCGGCGAGAACTCGTCCTGCCATTCTTCCCTTGTGAACAACTGTTGGGTGGCGAGTTGGGTGGCGCCGGCGGTCGCGACCACGATGCCCTGCGGGCTGGCGTAGTAGGCACCCGAGAGCGTCGTCGCGATGCTGCGCCGATTCACGCACGGGTCGATAGAGTCGATCTTCTGGAGCGTGATCGCGGCCGGGCTCATGCCCTCGCCGTAATACGGATTCGAAGTCGTGAGCACAATGATCAGACCGAAGTAGATCGCGACGCCGACGATCTCCGTTTGACATGTCTGGATGTTCTCGACGGGCCACGCGTGCGGCTGGTAAGGCACCGACATATACAGGTCGCGGCCAGTGAATCCGATCAAGAAGCCACCAGGGTGCACAGCAAGACCTTGCAGCGTGGCAGGCGGCGGGTCCCACGTGAGGGACTGCATCGTGTAGTTCAGCGCGACGACGGCGTCGATCTGGGTGTCGGTGTATGTGGTCGTGTTCAGCGCGATGTCAGCGACGTGGAAATAATCCGTGTCGGTGCCGCTGCCAGCCACAGTCCGGTAGATCCGAACCGTCGTGATGTTCACCGTCGACGCCGCGAGCGCGGGATTGTAATAGGGGCCGGCGGTGGACGTATCGAACCCTGTGATCGTCCAAGAACCTGCCGTACCCGTTGCAAGCGTTGCGTTTGATGGCGCACTCTCCTCGCCGTATGCTGACACGAACGTGTAGACATACGCGCGCACCGAGTCTGTGCCGGCCGCTGGCGACACGAGCGGTGCGTTGACCGGCGGCGAGATCCCAAGCACGTACGGTGCGCTGGACGCGTTGATCCTGGCACGAGTGTTGTACTGCGGCTTGCCGCCGTTCAGCGTGCTGTCGCCGGTCCAGTAATACCGCTCGAAGCTGTCTTCGAGGACCGGGGTGCGGACGAAGTCCACGTTCGAATCCGTGAAGCCGATCCAGTTGTCCGAGCTTGATAGCGGGATGGGTGCGGACACCGTCGACGGAAGCCGGTACGCGCGTGTGACCGCCGTGTTCGAGAACGCATGCAGAAGCTGCGTCTCGCGCAGACCCCTGAGTTCCCCTGAGAGTAGCTTCGCGTTCTCGGCCGCCACCGCTCCGTTGTACGGCAGCAATCGGTTGGACTGGCGCGGCGCGATACCCGCGAAATTGTCGATCTTGATGCTGGTCATATTGCGTATCCTACCGTGCCGCCACCACCCGGCTGGTTAAAGCCGACTGCGTCGATCACTGTTAAATAGTTCGTGGGGCATGACGTGGGTACTACCGGTAACACTACCTGCAAGTTATAGCCCGTCGAAATCAGCTTGATTCCGCTCGGGTTGTTTGGAATCGGAAGCTGTCCGTAAGTCGACTGTGCGAATCGGAGAGCCGCCAGGACGCCAACGGTGTTGATCGGTGTAGCCATTTAATTACTGCCACAACATACAGAGAGTCAGGCCGGTGGTATTGAGTGCTGCACCAAAGTAGTTGGTATTAGACCCCCATCCCCACCCGATTGATAAATACGTTAAGGCCGTCGACCCGATCATCGCTAGAGAGTACGTGTTTCCCACTGGAACCTCAGCGTTCAGCGCGACGGCAAGCTGCATCGTGAACTGCAAATATGGGAAGGTGGCGATACACGGCAACACGGAACAATCTGAACTGTAGGTCGTGGTAGTGGCGTAAGGGAAGAATGACCATCCGGTGGCATTGGCTAGGGAAGCCGGGTACACCGTCGACGTGTCAAAGCTGATGGACTGTAAATAGCCCTGGTTAGTTTGAGAGCCAGCGTTTGTGTTTGAATTAGTCAGAAGCCACACGCCGTCTCCGGTCGTCGCCCCAGACGAGTTGTTCGAACGGCCGATATAAAACCCGCCCAATGAACAGTTTGCGGCAGTCATTCCTATCTTGAAGCATACCCCTAAAAATCCATAAGTCGCGTTGTAGCAGTAACGAGATGTGAATGACGTGACAGAACCAGTGACTGCGCCATTGCACACGGCCACGCGCGTACCCGCTGTACCAGTGATCGTGCCGGAGCCGTTCGAGCCAGTGCCGATTGTAATCCACATCTGGGGGTTTGCGGCACTGGTTCCGGACCCGAACTCCAGCTTGAAGAATACTGGTAGAGTCGCTTGCAGCGTGTCGTTGAATCGCCCGATGACATACCCCTGCGACGTGTTAGCGGCGGATGGAAACGCGACAGTTGTCGGATTGATCTGTCCGGTGTCCGCCGTCTGCGTGACCCCAATAGTAGTGAAGAGAGCGGTAACAACTTCGCTCACCCACGCCTCAAAAGTGGCGTTAGTGGTCTGCGAGCATGGGCTGGAAACAGATGCGGTAGTCATGGTTATGCCATCCGTAAAATGATCGTGACAAAAGTGAAAATGCTCACCGAGGCGAGCGTGAATAGGATAGTGTCTCCAGCGCTGAACGCCGTGGTCCACCCAGTGAGAGTAGTGTTGTCATACTTAATGCCAGCGGAGATCGCGGGCGGTGTGCCGCCAGTGATATCACCGCCGATGACCGGCGGATAAGATCCGTATGCTGCCTTCCACACGTTGATCGTGCAACTCCCAGTGCCGCCCTGCGTAAGGATAGTGACTTCCTTAAGCGTGCACGCGTAGGGGATCGAGATCGCCACGGCGTTCGTGGTCGTGGTCAACGCGCTCGCACCGTTGGCCCACGAGGCGCCGCGCTGGAACGACGGCGACGGCGCCGCAGCCCACTTCACGCCAAGAGCCTGAGTAGAGTCAGCAGTCAGAACGTAGGTGTCCGCCCCCACGGGTATCCGCGCGTTCGTTGTGTTGTATCCGAGGATGTCGCCCTTGGTTGTCAGCGGCGACGTGAACCCGGACGCGGGCTGCGTGTACCAGCCTTTCACGCCGGACGCGTTCGTGCCATAGAGCATCGAATTGCCGGGGCTGTTGGCATCGTTGAGCAACCGCAGAGGCGCAGTGCTTATGCCGGTGCCGGTCACAGACCACTCGGTTACGATCTGGTTCGGCGTCGTCGCGGGCGCGCTGACTTGGCCGCCGACATAGCGAACGATCCCAGCCGTAACAAGCTCGCCCAGTTGGACGAAGCTGTTGGCAGGAACTCCACGGAGGCGTTGAGCAACCTCCGTGGTCTCCTTAAGCTGCCTGAGAATCCTGGTGTGATTCTTCAGGTCATCTTGTGGGGAGCCGATTCCAGTCGTGCCGGTGGTCATTTATCCTCACAGTTTCTGGATCATGAACACAGCCTTGTACGGCGGCGCCGACACGGAGTGAGTGTGCGATCCGAGGGCGACACCAGTGGGCGTGAATGCTGCGCCGGTACCGTTGCCGTTGCCGGTGTTCCAGTTGACGGCCACGCCAGCGCCAGAGCCAGCCATGAAGTAATAGCCGCCCGGGCTCGTGCCACCGGGGCCGACTACCTGACCGGCGGTGCCCGCGTAGATCGTGTTCGTGTGAAAGTGCGCCGGCAGATTCGCGGCGGTCAGAGTGACGGCGTTGATCGTGGGCGTTCCCGCACTGGCCGCGCCAGTCGTTGACGGGTACGTACCGCTCGACGCGAGCGATCCACCGCCGCCGACGATGAACTGATCCCGCAGGTCCACGGTGCCGGCGGTACCGTCGCATAGGTGCCAGCCGCTGGGGACCGCAGACGACAGTCCGGTCCACATCACGACCATTCCGGTGACGATCAGCGCGGTGCCCGAGAGCAGGTTCGAACCGATGTTCGCTGCGGTGAGGATCGGAGACCCAGCGAGGGTCGCGCCGCCGCTACCGATAGGTATCAGGATCTGGTTGCTCGTGTCGCCGGGCTGCGAACGGAGCGCGGCGCCAGCGATCTCGCCCCCTTGTATGGACCCTGCGCTGCCGCTGCTGATCACTCCGGTCAATGACGTGGTACCAGACAACGTGTCGCCGCCGGTCTTCTGCAAGAGCGACGCGAGCACTGCTGCGGTGATTCGCTGTTCGACGCGGGCGCCGGACGAGAATGCGAGAGCGGTTGTGCCCTCGGCTCCTCGCGTCACGGTAAGCGTGTCCCCCGTGCGACCAGTGCAGTACATGACCTCGATGTTACCGCTCACATCCTCGACGGTGATGGCCGCCACCTGCCCGGCGCTGGGGCTAGGAAATTCCGAGCCGGTCGTCGCCGCGACCGTGAGGCTCGTGATAGAGTTCGTGATGCTGGAAGCCAGCGTGGTCGAGGCGTTGTTCGAAAATAGGAATATGCTCATTAGAGTTTCTCCAGCAGGTTGTACTGAACAACTTCCTCAAGGACCTGCGTCAAGGATGTCGTCACAAGGAACTGAACCTCATAGGTGCACGCTGTTGCGCCCCCTGAAACAAAGAATGCGAAGCCGGTCACCTGCCCCGATACCGCTGGCAGGAGTGCGATGTTCGTCGCCGCGAGTGCGGGGCCGCCAGTCACGCCGCCGGTCTGCGTGATGTTGACCGTCACTGTGGTGATGCTCTCGCCGGAAGCCAGGTCAAGGGTGAAGTCCATGACGTACCGCTTCGTCTCGGCGGGCGACTGTTTGAAGACCGCTGCAAAATTGCTCATGTTGCTTTCACCGTGATGTTTTCGTCGGGAATCCAGATGCGCGGCTCTATCCCGGAGGCATTGGCAAGAAGTATAGGCTTGAAGGTCGAACTGGGTGCGAACTTGGTGAAAAGGTTCACCGTGACCGGCAGCAGCGATTGGATCTGGAACTGAAAGCGGTTGGCCCGGTTCATCCCGGCCTGCGTCAGTAGGGACCCGGCTGCCACCGTTGCCAGCACGTACTCGACCGCGTACAGGTCTCGCTGCGCGCGGAAGCACAGTTGGTTGCTGCCGTTGATGTAGCTCACGATGATGTCCGCCCCGGCGGAGTCAAGGGGGCGGCGGTCGTCAAGATCGCAGAATGGGTTCGTCACCCCCGCTGGCAACTGAGTAGTCACGTAGCTGCTGGTGCCAGAGTTGTACCAGTAGATCCAGGACGTGAGCACCGACCCGGTGTCGAGCATATATGCGACGAACGGGTGCATGTTCAAATCAAAGGTGCCAGCCACCCATACCACCGTGTCGGCCGCCGTGCACACAGTCGTCGGCGAGCCGCTCGTCAGTGGCGTGAAGATCACGTTCGGGCCACCATCCGTCGTGATCTCCCACACCTGCACGTTGAGCCCAGCCGAAGGGTCCCCGATGGCGTTGCCGCCATTGCAATAGTCGATCAGCGCGACCTTCGGTGTCCCCGTCTTCGGGGGCAGGAAGGTCGCTGATTCGACCGTTGTGGAGAGCACATGGTTGGGCAGCATCTTACGTACCCACGGCCCACGTGATGGTGAAGTTCAGGGTCAATACGTACGAGCTCGTTTTCGGGATCGGGGTGCTGAAGCCGATCTGGAAAGATCCCCACCCGTTGTACGTGCCGTAGAACAGTTCGATGGCGCCGATGCCTCCGGTCAGATTGCCGGTTGACAAGTTCCACGTGAGTGTGGTCGTGCACGAGTAGCTCCCGGCGCTATAGGTGCCGTTAGCAATGGTGCTCGCGCCGCCGCCGCTGGATCCAGACGGCGATCCGGTCACTGTTCCGAGTGTACTCGCCGCCGGATAAGTTCCGTTGGTGTTCACCGCGATAGCGCCGCCGTTGTTGTTCGGCGCCCATTGGGTCGTGTTCGCACGAGAAGCGCGGATTGTGTATGGATAATTTGTCCCGGAGATGTTGACGTTGCCCGTCACGTCGGAGGCCGGAGACCAATACTCCAACTCGTAGGTAACATTGAGCGCTTCGCTAGACAGTACGGTAACAGTCGTCGGAGTGTTCGTCCCGTCAACGATCAGCGCGTGACTGAACAAGCTGGACTTCGTGTTTCCTATGCCGACCTCCGTGAGGTTGCCGGTCGCGACGCCGATGGCGAACTGGTAAGTGATAGTCTGAATTCCATACCATGGCGAAGAGGAGGAGTTGCTCTGTGAGTTGGACAGCGTGGTGTTCGTCGACGCCAGCCAGGTCGTGAGCGACGTGTCGGTCACGGCGGGCGTGGTCGAACCAGTGCCGACGCAGCACAGCGAGAAGATACCCAGTCCGGAACCGACAGCGTTGAGCCCGTTGTTGGTGATCAGGTTCTTGAACTCGCCGAGGAATCGCTTCGTACCGTCGGCCTTCACGGCCTCCATGCGGTATTTGCCATTCATTCGGACGGTCATGCCTGCATTGATGGTTTCGTGTTTCACATTAATGTACCCGAGTTAATCGCCAAGCTGCTGTTCAACTGGTCCGGCAAATTCGGCCAGTTCGAATACGAGACCAGACTCAGGGGCAGCGTTCCTGAGTTAATCGCCAGCGTCGAGTTCAACTGATCCGGCAGATTCGGCCAGTTGGTGTACGAGATCGTTCCGAAGTACGACATCGTTCCCGAGTTGATCGCGAGCGTAGTGTTCAACTGGTCCGGTAGGTTCACCCAGTTGCCGTAGTACGGACTCGCGAGCAGCGTTGCGGTGATCCCTGAATTCATTTGCTCGATCACGTTGATCGGGTACAACTGACTCGTCAGGTAGGTCGGCGATGTATACGCCATGACTCACACCTGGAAGAAGCCGCCAGAACTCTGATCGAACGCGATGTAATAGTTGAACCCCGCTGGTGTAAATGGAAAGCCGACTCCGTCGCTGGAGTAATAGATAAGCTGTGATGCGGCGTCGCTCGAACCAAGGACGTACAGCACCACTCCGACGACCGGCGCCGATGCGATAAATGCGTTGTAGACCGGGATCAGTCCGGAGCAAATTCCGTTCTGCACGTTGAGCCCTGTCAGAGGGATGCCCTGCGAAACGCGCGCCCCGGACGGTATCGCCGTCATGTTCGTATCGGTCGGCAGCGGCGAGTAGTTCGCGTTCACAAGACAGCAGTTCACAGCGGCGGCGGGCCATGACAAGGCGCCGGTCGCGAAGGCGTTGCGGGCTGAGTTGTAAACGAACGTGGTCATTATCCCACCGCCTTCGGCAGGACCTGCGAACCAGCGCGGCCGGCGAACGGCGGGAACCTGAAGCCGGTGTCCGCGTTGCCGTAGCCCCTGTTGGCAAGGTCCCTATACAGAAGAATTTCCTGTCGGTACTTTTTCTCGAATGACATCGCGAGTTCCTTGTCGCTCCACGGGCGCTTCGGGATCGCGTAGAGGCGCGCGAAGCAGCCCCAGATCAGAGCGTCGACGTGGTGCGTGTAGCTCATGTTCGGGAGGACCGCCGCGAGGTTCGTCGGGACCAGGGCGCCATAGGCGTACAGGATCGAGCCGTAGGATTGATCCGGAACCGGATACAGGATCATGTGGTCCGGCGTCTTCATGTAGTAGCGGTTCGGCAGGGCGGGCGAGCCGCCGAGGAACTGCCTGGTCGACGGGTAGATCTGCTGCGGCGAGTTGCCGCCGTTCACCGCCGGGTAAATGAAGGCGCCCAGCACGAACTGAAGTTGCGTGTTCTGGTCGACCGGATTCAGGTACACGTCCGCAATCCCGCTGCTGATCGCGTAGGGGCCGACGTTCTCACGCCACGCCGTGGAGCGCGTGTAGAAGTCGCTGAGGACGCGCTGGAGCGTTGAGGCGATCAGCGTGTCCGGTGCGCCGGCAATCTGCTGTGCGACCATCTGCTTCACGTAGGTGATCGTTTGACCGCCGAGTGCTGCTGAACTTGCTCCACCATCGAGTGTGACAACAGGCATGACTTACATCCCCGTGAGTTGTTGCTTGAACGAGGACATGAGCGCCATCGCTCGGTTGGCCACTTGTGGGCCGCCGTCGACGAATTCGTCGTCAGCGAGTTCGATGCGGCCAGCCATGTAGGCGACCACGGGGTAGAAGAACTGTCGGTCATCGACCGGGAAGGGCGTCGCAGGCGCGGGGGGCGTCGGGTTGGCGATGCCGTTGATCGTCTGGAAGTCCGCGCTGGAGTACGTGGGTATCGCCACGTTCGTCAGGACGCCCTGCGTGAGGGATCCGATAAAGGCGTCTGGCCGCAGCGCGTAGACCGAGCGCAGCGCAGAGTTCAGATACTGGATGAAGACGGCGTCGGCGCTCCGGTACGGCAGCGACGCGTCATTCACGATGGTGCGCGCTTCCAGGAGGGCGTCGTCTATCGTCTTCGTCGCTGTCGTGCTCATATGCCTCTCCAAAAAAGAAAAGGGGACCGCCTCATAGAGACGGCCCCCTTGGATCTCGCCCAAGAGGGCGATCAGTCACTCATCAGAGCCCGCTGTTGCAAACAATCGCCACTCCGACCAGGGTCGGGTTGACAACTTGGAAGCCCCACACCTGGAGGCCGCGCATCAAGGTGCCGAAGGTGCTTTCGGACCGCAGGGTCTCGACCTTCGTCATCTGCGAGGCGAACGTCAGGCCAAGGCTGTGTCCGAAGTACACGGCGTACTCGCCGTACTTCGCGCCAGTCGACCAGATCGTTCCCGCGCTGTTCGCCACACCCAGCACCGTTGCCAGGACGGGGTAGCCAGTGCCGGTCTGCTCGTTGCCAGTGCCGGTCACGGTGCCCTGCGGGAGCAGGTTGCTCACGTAGATCGTGAAGCGGTCGATCATGCCGAGGCGGCCGTTGCGCGCGATGGACACCGCGTCTCCGGTCAGGTACGCCTGCTGGAAGGCCGAACGCTTGATCATCGCAGCGAACCAGGGCGGCACGACCACGAAGCGGCCGGTCTCCGGAACGCGCTGCTCATCGAGCACCAGGCCGAAGTCGATGATCGAGTCGATCACCTTGCGGGCGTTGGTGACGCTGGTGCCGGCGCCGGTACCCTGCGTGGTGGACGCGACATACAGCGGGATGCCGTAGGTGGCCGAAGCCGTCAAGGTGTTCACCGAGAAACCGAGGTTGATCGAGCCGGAGAAATTGCCGGCTGCGGGACCCTGGTTCGCGGCGGCAGTCAGGTTGCCGATGCTGGTGATCGCGAGGACCGCCGTGTCGACATAGACCTTCATCTGCTCGGACGCGTTGTCAGCCCAGTTGCTCAGCAGGTCCACGTCGGCCTGGATCTCCATCACGTCGTCGAGGACCGTGTTGAAGTAGGCGCCCTGGTTGATCTGCAAAGTCACGAGCGAGTTTGACGGACGCTGCACCGACAGAGCCTGGTTGGCGCTGTAGGCATTGATCGTGATCGTCGGATGCGTGCGGATATTGATGGTGTCGCCGTAGTTGCGAATCTCACCCTCGTAATCCGTCGACGCGATGGCTCCCAACACGGTCGCGTCGTAGAACTTCTCCACGAACTTGCCGGACCAGATGGTCGGGATAAAGACACCCGAGTAGGCCGGATTCTGGTTGGTACCAGCATACGGACTGCCTGAAATTGGATACGCACTCATCTTCAAAACTCCCGGAGACGCACTCCGATTTTAAAATTTACCTGTTAGCGTGATGATCCCGCACGTCCGGTTTGATCCGGCCCTCGGCGGTTGCGGCAGCAATCTCAGCGCTGAATCGTCCGTACTCTTCAGCAGTGACCTGCTTCCGTCTGACACGTGAGTAAAAGTCCTTTATCTCGCTTTCGGACAAAATTCTTTTACCGTTCGCTGCGCCTCCAGGAGCTTCCGTCGATCCTCCCCTCGGCGTGCCGGGGGCGATCAGTGTGTCGCGGTTCACTGCGGGACCGGACGCTGATCTTCGAGCAGAGTCTTCCTGTATGAACTTCTCAAATATCGCTGTAACCCGTGCCGTGTCCAGCGCTTGAAAAGCATTCGTCAGTGCTACCCGACGCGTTGTACCAGAGAATATGTCAACTGAGTCCAGCCATGCAAGGAAATTGTCATCCTCGTTGATCTGGCGCCAGCCCTGGATCGCCGGATTGGCGTCCATGGTCTGGAACATCAGGTTCTTGGACTGCTCGATTTGAGCGGCCGCAACCGTGCCAGCGGCCTGCCGCGTCTTGTTCAGTTCGGCTTCCAGCTTCGAGGCCGTCGGCTTGATCATGTTTCGGGCCATCTTGGCCACGATGGGGAGAAGCTCGCCGTAGTCCTCGATCTCTTTCGGCGTGACGCCCAGTTCCCGCAGGAACTCTTCGTTGGTCTGCTCCGGCGCGGGCGGCGTGGGGGCGACGGATGAATGGTCGCGGGAGATCAGAGCGTCCATGGTGCGCTGCTGAGCGGCGAGGATCTCGCGCGTCGCGCGGGTCTCGGCATCGTATTTGCCCTGCAAGGTCCGGTATCGCTGCTCCCATGCCGCTGAGTCTGGTGCCACGGTGTCGGCAGGATTCGGCGGCGCGGGCTGCGCGGCCGGCGCGGTGGACGGTTGTGCGGTCGCGCT